GCGCGTTGTAGCTTTGAATATCTTGAAGCGATTCGTAAAATATTCCTAACGGATCAGTAGCGCAGTTGCTCTGAATGTTGTCCATTTCATCGGTCGAGCCTTGACGTACAAATAGAGCGTCGTACTTACAGCTAGCCGCCCAGCCAATAGTCGTCAAACCGAAATTTATTGATTCTGCCTCGTTTCTGACAATGCTTGGGAAGCCGTTGAAACGCGCCGCTTCGCGCGCGTTCATCGCATCTTCGGCAATCTGCCTTGATTGAGGCATACTGTCGATTGGGTTGTTAGACTTTAGGCTGTCGAAAAATAAGGCTATGGGCGGCGCCCCGAGCCTAGAATTATCACCAACCAAATTGAGCCGGTAAATCTTAAACTCACTAACTGCGGGATCAACAACAGTGTCAGCCGTAAAGCTAGTTTGCTGACCTTCTTTTAAATGAACCTCAAACCTAAGGTAGTCGCCAACATCAAAGGAAATATTAGAAGCATTGGCGCAAACTTGGAAAATATCATAATCGTCGCTATCGTCGCGACTGTAAGAAGATGTTCCCATCCACGAATCAACCTCAACATCCGAGCTGTTAAACTGTACTATTTTTGCAAAGTTAATGTTTCTCGAATCAATGGTTTGGTCGGTCGGGCTAACGCATCCATAAGCTGAGCCTATAAAAGCTTCAGTCATGATTACATTCTGGTCTCCATCCACCCATGCCTGGGCTTGTGCACTAGTTGTTCCGTCCCAATCTATAATTTCAAAGGAGCCGTCTACCGCCGCACCAACTTGAACAATATCGCCAGCCGTTGCAGTACCCACAAAAACTTGATTAAGACCTAGAGTTTGAGTTGCACCGCCTGTTGTGAGACTATCAACTGTGTCTGCTAAAGCCTGAACATCCGTATCTGACGGTGATAAATTACCAACAAACCCACTTGCATCAACAATAACTTCAGCGGCAGTTTGATCGTCACTGTGAGCGCCCGGAAAGAAGTTAGCGACGCCTGCGCCATTATGAAGCCTTAACGTGTCGTTAGCGCTATTCCACGTTAATTGACCCGCTATCGTAGGTGGTAAGTCCTGCAATATGGTTTCTGGGCTAAGGTCGCTAATTTGTGCTTCAGTTATGGTTAGCGCAGCTTCGTGTGCAGTAACGTCACCCTGAGTTACTGTATATCCAGTTATATAGCCATTGTTTGCGACAAAAGCATCGACTTGCGCCTCAGTTAATTGCGTATCTGTGTCGACAGTATGTGCGCCGGTAAAAAATCCTAACAATTCGATATCCGCCTGAGTTTGATCAGAAGTCGCGTTATTTTCTATACCATCAATCTTGATTTTATCCGAGGCAATCATTAATCCAGCGGTAGTGTCATTAGCCCCAGAAAATATGGCTGGGGTTCCCTCTGTGTTTGTTATGGTTGCAGAATTAGACGAAGAGAAAACGCCCAAATCGACAGAAGTGATAAATGATGAATCGTTTGATAGCTGGCTGGTTAGCGTTGGTATTGTTGGAAGGTTTGCTATTTCAGAGTAGTCAACCGCACCACTATCAACCGTAAACACTGTGGCTGAACCTGATACAGTTATGTCGCCATAGTCTCCGTCAGATAGACCCCCGGCCCCACCTAAAATAAATGAGTCAATGCGGTTAAAAATCTTTTGTATAGTGTCGTCGAGGGGGTCGAGCGTGCCTATAAATCCAGCTGAATCGATTGGAATGTTGCCCGAATTGGAAATTTGATTTGAATCAATTGTTAGCGCGGCTTCATGCTGCGTTACGGCACCTTCTGGGACAGCTCCAAGAGGAATTTGAGCGCCAGCATTAATCGCGAATAAAAAACAAGTTGAGAAAATTAATATTTTTTTCATATTATCTATACTCCACGCGCGCGTAATTTTCCGGCGCTATATTGAATTCAATTCGACCATTAGCTGGATCGGCTTCGGTCATTCCATGCAAATGAGTGTAACTTAAGCTGTCTACGTCAGCGTAAACACTGCCAGCGGAATAACTGCCATTACTTACAAAAAACACTTTATTGACACCGTCAACTTCACCAACGAGCTCGCCATAGCCGTTAGTGCCGTCCCCTAGGCTTGAGTCCTTAAATATAGGAAGTGATGCATTTTCTATTGTTGGAGACTGACTTACCGTTATGCCCGGATGTGAAAAAGCTGGAAATACTATCTTGTCAACAAAAAATGAAAACTCTAACGCTCCAGAACCAAATGAACCATCTATTATATAATTAAATATGCCCGCAGTCGCACGTGACGAAAGACCTATTTTAAGAGCAATATTTTCCTGTAATTTTTTGCTCTTATTTATTCTTTCGTTTCTATTTACACTTATTTCTATGTTGCCAGTTCCGTCGCCGCCGCTTGTTTTGTTTAGTTCTAGTCGGCCAAACACATGACCAAATGAAAAATTTGGAACTGAATAAGTGAATGATCCTGTAAATTCTGAACCAAAAAGATTAGCAGTTTCCGTTCCTGATAAAACATCTGTGGTATAGAGAATGTCGTTTAAAAAGATCGTTCCATATTCCGTAGAAAATAATCCAAGATAGTCATAGTGGGTTATATCTCCACCGTCGAATAGAAGCTGCGGGTCGAAAGCCAATCCGATAAGATTAGGGTCTTGTCGCGTTGTTTTTATCTGAACAACTCCTAAAGAATCAACTCCGACATAGACATAAGCAATGGATCGACCAAGAGAATTTAAACTACTCGATGTTGAATCCGTTTCTCTGTGTATGGTTTGCGATACATCCCCAAGCAAAAACACTTCGTTAGGGTCATTCACCCCCCTGAGAACAACATTTTTTGCGTCAACTAAAGCGATTTCGTATGGCTTCAACGGGTCTACAGGGGTACTATTCAAATCAGTATCGCTGACTATAGAAACAGTCTTTATTAACGAATTTCGACTACTAAAAAAACCATTTAATATCTGAGAAGAATTTTGTAATGCTGGTATGTTATCAGCAACCGCATTAATGTTTGATTCGTTTGCGGCGATTGATTCGAGCATAGAAGTCATTGCGAAAATTGCATTCGCCGCTGCCTCAGTTAGACCATCCCTTAAGCGGCCTAATAACCTCAAATTACTCATTGTTCCACCGCCACAATAATATCAACCTCGTTTACTGTCCTTAAAGCATAATTTCCAGCCGTCAAAATTTGATAATTATTTGCATTATCAAAAGGAATTGCAGGGGTAAGCGCTATGTAATCTTCTGGGGATTCGGTTGAGATTCTTCGCAGCGTCAACAATTCAAATTCAAACGTTGTTTGATCATTGTTTTGAGGGCTCACAACAACCTTGCCGGTAGTTTCTATATTGAAATAGATTAATTCGCCAGCGGTTGCAACTCCGTTTTTGGCTTCTACTGTACTGACCATTTAATTTAACCCTCTTGATTTAGCGCGCTGTTTTTCGATTTTTTCAGAGAATTTCAAATACTCTTTTTCGGAAACTTCTTTGTAATTTTCAGGTTTTTTAACGCCATGCATTTCGGCGAAACTTTTGTTTTTTTCATCTATATAAAAAGCCATAATGAACTCCTAAAATGTGAATGCTACTAGGCGAATTACTAAGCGCGCTGTGTCTACGCCGTTTGTGTTTGCCCAACGAACCCTAGCTCGATATGCAAGATTATTCCCGTTCAATTTAATCATAGGGTAACTTGTGTCGTCGTTATCGTTTGCGCCTAAATTAGTATCAACATAGGAAACCATGTTTGGTATTTGGGCAACAGTCGTCGCATTTATATTAGACAGCGTCCCTCCAGCTTGTATCCAGGCAAAACCATCTGTAACGGAGCTAGATTCCCCAGGCCTCTCTTGATTTCCATTTATGCCTGTAGCAGCCTGAATAACTACGCCAGTGGCTCCCGATGGAACAGTTACCCCAGACAAGCTGTTTAAATTTAGATTAACGTTGCCAGTATCAAAGTTGCCCGCCGCTTTAGTTTGAGAAACATTAAGAATGGTTACTGGCGTCGTAAAATAATCCATTGCTGGCCTAGGTTCAGGCGCTTCAGGTAAATTAATAGTCCAAGTTCTACCATCGCTCCGAGCTATTACAATTTGGTTATTGGCGTTCACATTTACAGGCCCGCCGTTAGAATCGCCGTTTATAGAGCTAATGAATGTATTCGTATTAACAAAATTTGGGATCATCGACAAAATAGCGTCGCGCAATTGCGTGTGAGAGCCATTTGACGGCACAAGATTACCCGCTTTTATAACTTCAACAATTTCTTTTTGAATGCACCAGAAAAGACCGTTAAATAAATTTATATCCGCATCCCCACAAGGAAACCCATTCTCTATTTCATCGGCAGTCGGAAAACGCCTATTTTCGTTGCCGTCAGCAAATGGAGGTTCGAAATCAGCCATAATTTAATCCTAAATCGTTATATTTATTGTTGCGTTAAGAGCACGCGGTAATACTCGCTCATAAACTTGTAAAAATGTTGTTTCATATTCTGTTAAATCTCTACCCGGCGTTATTGTTACCACCCTGTACATAAGAAGCGTCGGCACCAAACAATATTCTCAAGCAAAACAAAAATGATCGATAATCATTATGCCCTAAAAGTTGATAGCGACGAACATATAAAAAACGTCGGTAAAGTTCGTCATCGTTTATGCAAACCTCGAAAGAGGCGGCTCCCGGACAACTAGACCATGTTGTACCTTGACAAAAGCCCTGTATATTAAAGCTCGTTGCAACCCCATCGCACTTAAAGCCAAAAATTGGAATTGCTGTAGTTACATTGTGGCACCTAGGAAACCCTAGCCACTTACCTAAAATGGTTAATTGATCGCCAACCGCAATATCTAAATTAAACTTAGGAGGTATTTCACGGATCGCTGTTTTACATTCCTCAACTTGTCTTAAATATGCAGCTATTACGCCCAAAAGGTGCGGGCTCTCTCGATATTGGGTTAAAACCTTGTCTAACCCAGCTTGAATAGGATCAACCGGCTCTGGCTCATCTGTCGGCGTCTCACTAATTATTATTGAGTATATGCCGTCAGTTAAAGCTCTTAATGCATAATGGCCTTTCTCTAGTGCTGCATTATTTAAGTCTGGCGTGAACAGCGTAGCGGGCTTTAAAACTACAAAATCATCGTCTGAATAGGACTCAATCGATTCCGATTCATCTATTCCACGACGCAATCCAAGCAGCTCAAATTCAAATGGCGTGTCGCTCTGGTCTTTATTTATGACCAGTATTGAACCAAGTCTATCGAGTGTGAATTTTACTAATTGCCCAGATATTATGGGCGAATTATAAATTATACGGCTTATCATTAGACAAATACCGCTGTCACATCCGAAGCTGAGATTTTAGCTATTTCGTTAAAAGTAATTGCCAGCAAGGTATTTGCTGAATTTGTTGGGCCGCCTACCTTTTCGGCGGTATAGGAAATTAATTCAATATTTGGATATCGACATTCGATCAATCTGCGAATAACAAACTCGTCAACATCGCGACCATTTATTCTATCTTCTTGCCAATCCGCAACAAAACCAGTAATAACTTGATTTAAGTCTGGTTGAAACAAGTCAAATGTATCATTTTTAAGCCTGAATTGAAGGCTAAGCGATACATCAACATCAACCACTCTGAATATTTTAAAATCTTGCGAAATTGCTGCGCTTGGTGAGGTTGTAATGTCGGTCTCGCCAGCAGTTACGCCCCCAATCGGCAGAACTAGCAATAATCGATCAGCAATAGCGAAATCATCGCCACCTGTAACGGCTATCAAAACATCACCCAAAGCCACACCAGAGCCAGTCAATTCACCGTTATCGTTTAAAAACGCTTTAAGATACGTAATACCTTCAACTGGCAATAAGGCTTGCTCCACGTCTTTTAAATTAAACTTGGTTATGCCTTTGTTGTTAATTTGCTGCCTAAAATCAATATCAGACATTCCATTGCGCCGCAAAATTCTAAGCTTCCCTATCGATTCTAGGCGCGTTGACTCCGATTGGTCTGGGTCTAAAGATCGATAAACATCTTCGGCTAGCTCCCACAAATCGTTTACAGCGTCCGAAAAAACGCCGTTTATTTGACCTTGCGGCGTTTCACTGGTTTGAATCAGGCCGGGGCCGAAAACACCAAGCAAATCTAGCTCAATATCTTTTAAAGTGTTGATTAACGGCTTTCGCACAAATCCGCTCGGCTTTACCCCGTAATCACTCATAACTCCACAACCTCATCATAAACTGTAAGTATTGATATCCTAGACGCATCTACACCTCTTGTTACGCGATTAAATTTAATCGAAAAAGAAGTTATTTTTCTAACGCCATCTGTTTTCTTAACAACTGATTTTACTAATGATTCATATAATGCTGGATCGTATGATTTTCCCATTATGTCTTGCAACCAAGGAACCCCAACATTCGCATTTAAAAACCACTCACCTTTAAATGCCATTGTTCTTTGACGTGTATGCTGTCCAACGGCGTCGGCATCAAATGCCATGGCCAAAGAACCATCTTCGTTTAAATACAAGTCATGTATTCCTTGATCATTAGGGCGCATTGAAATTGTTTGATGTGACATTATGCTCCCCCCGCTGCCGGCGATATCATCGCTCTAAGCGTAGCGGCCAAAGCTGATAAATTGGCGGCCTGAGAATGAACATAAGTACCCACTGAAGAACCGGAAGTAACGATAGTTGTGTTTGCGGCGGCCGCCTCAGCAATTTGCGCCAGAATATCCAACAACTCACCAGGCGCCAAATCAACGCGCATAGTGCCATTTATTCGACCCCTAAGACCAAACAGACCATCTTCACCATCAAAACCAAGGTGCACATGCTGATCGTCAAAGTTTTGGATAGGATTCAATAGCGGCTCACCACCGTCCATATACGCTTCAAGATCAGAAAGAGAATACGAACGAACATCCGTTGCTACATGATTATCTTCTAAATGAAATAATTCGGTTGCCCTCATTTGCGGGCGTAATTGCACTCTGTCGCCCGGTTCCAGCATATAAGTTAATCGTCCGCGTAAGCATCGATCAAATCTAACAGGAACTTCTTCAAGAACAGGCAAATCGACCTCGATAAAACCGCCATTTCCGTCGGAGTGACGAGGCTTATAAAGCGGTTGAATCATCGCCTTTTGTGTTGCTGGGTCAAACTCTATAATTTCGCCGGGCATTTCGCCAAACATTGATTCGCGATCACTTGCATTCTGATGAGCTTCAGCCTCACCTCGTCGCGTTGTCGTTTTTCCAGAATATCCGGCGGTCGTACTCATGTTTTAGCCTCGTCAACTATTCCACCCATGGCCGTTTCACCATGAACGTGCATGTAAAAATCACCGCCCCTATTATCACCACTATAGTCGATTCGTCCAACCCTATATTCACCATTAGCTTCGGGAACGGTTTCACTAATAACCGCAATCAGTCGGTTTGGTCTAACCTCTGGATTAATTAATGCTGAAACATATAAGCCGTTGTCAGTTATTTTTGGGTAATGAACCATTCCTGTATCACGATTTATTAGCGTAATTTGAGGTAAATATTTATCTCCGGGTATGATTTCCATTACTTGATTTTGAATAGACCAATAAAAGCCGTTAAATCGACCTAATTCATTCGCGTATCGCGAGCAACTACCGGCGATAGAATACGGCCTTAAAAAAGGCTCCATTGGCGGGAAAAGCCATTCACCGCGTTCAACGCCGTGCTCGGAATATTTAGCGTAAATTTCCTCCATAACCTCTTCTTTAGTGGTTCCGGCTGGAAATGTTTTTGATATCGTCGACTGCCTAATAGCTTTATCGCCATCACCAACGGTTACCGTTGTAACAATATCCGCGCCCTCTCTGTCATGCGTGAAATCACGAATTTGACCGTGAAATATTTTACCGGTTAAATCACCGCCATTTGGTGGTATGTAACCTGCCTCAATTTCCACGTCAGTATATTCACGGCCAATAGAGTTTCGGCTAGATTCTTTTAAATTGTAAATCCTAATGGTTGCATCGTTAGCCTTACCCGAAATTGATTTTTCAATTTCAAACTCTATAGTTAACTGTTTGTCGGTCTCGGTGCCGGGGTTTACTACCAAAGACCCGCCGCCTGTAAAAATAACTCGAACCTTTCTAAGCCAGTGCTGCATTCTTTTCAGCCTCACTGACCTGATAAAACCTAACTAAACCGTTAACCATTTCTTGTCGACCGGCTCTAACTTTCGTTTCAGAGTGGGCGAACAATGATCCAATACCGAAATCATAAGGATCGATTAAATCAACATTTGGAATTATTTTACGACCGTGCAAAACATAATCACCATCTAATGCGAGATCGAAAAACCATGATTCTGAGACATAATTATAACGAAACCTGAATGTAACTCTCCGATTGTTTATAATCGCAGAAAATTTTTGATCCGCAGCGTCGGAAATTTTAAATTCAATCATAAAAACACATCCGCCAAAATAGATGATGATTTATCTTCATCCACAGTCTTAGTTTGTGAATCGCCGCGCTCGGCAGTTGGTTCTAACTGATCGAATGTTTTAGCCTCTGCCGACGGGCCTGTTGTTGGCGGCAATTCGTCAAAATTCGATGAAACGGTTGTTGCGGTTCCAACTATGCGAACCTCTTTCAAATCAACAGTAGCCCTCAATATCTTTGACGTACCTTTTTCGCGGTCGGCCACGATGTTCAATATAACCACATCAGAATAAACCGCCAAGCCAGAGGTAATATCGAAAGGCTCTCGCAACTCTTGTTGTTCAACGAGGGCTAAGAACGCGTCAGAGGCTTTCTCGTCAACGATCTCTAATGTAAGCCCCTTTGGACGCATAAACATGTGGTCATTAACACTTGACCCGTCTTCTATTGCATTATCAGTAACCTCCGCCTCTGAGCGATGTTGTTCATATAAAAAAGCGGCTATAGGTACGGGGCCAATATTACGAGGCACTATTATTACGGTGCTCATGGTTGTGATGGCTCAATTTGTAGTTGCGCGCGATCGGGCATTACGTTAGATAGTGCCGCACCGGTCGCTTTAGCTAATTGCTTAGGAGCGTTTGTTGGTTGTTGAACGTTTTGTTCAATGTTTATTGAATTATTGATTTTTTGACTTGCTCTATTACTGACATTGGCAACTGATCCAGTTGTCAGTCCAGTTTTGCCATCTATTTTTTGCAAATTGCCTTCTAGGTTTTGCGCTCCGTTTTCAATTTCGGCGCTGGCTGAAAAGCTACCTTTAGCCCATTCTGGCAATAGATCGACAAACCAGCTTTTTATTTTTTTTCCTATTGATTTCATGCCCTCGAACAACTTAGACATCATGCTTACACCAATGTCGTAAAAAGCCGTTATGTTATTCCAAACCTTAACAATTTTTTCGATTAGATCGGTTAGGAAGGAAGTTACAGCCGCTTTTGCGTCAAATCCAAGAAGCGAATTAACAATCCCCCAAAATATACCGGCCGCGACTTTAGCAAAAGAGAGACCCAAAACAGCCACAGCCGCCAATAATCCGTCGACTATTTTTCCAAGTATTTCACCGCCCATCCGATAAAATTCTGGATCGTTGACAAGCGCTTGAAATTTATCCGCTAATTGACCTATTTGATGAAAGACTGAAAATATCCCCTCAACAATATTAGTGCCTATACGCTCACCAAACGCCGACAAATCGCCATTAGAAAGACCATCAGCTAGAGCTCCTAGAATAGATTCTCCACCATTAATGAAGTGCCATAGATCGTTCAGAGCCAATCCAACGGCAGAAAGTGCGGCCACTGCAACCAATATAGGTGACGTCAGGGCTGCAAATCCAAAGCGCAAAGCCTTGAGCGCAGTTATTATCGATTTATTTTTTCTAAAAAACGATAAAAAGGATATTAATTTGCCGCCGCTACGAGCGATAGCCACAGCTCCAAGCGCGCCAGCTAAGGATTTAAAGGCCAGCGCCATCTTTAACACGATAGATATTGAGCGTGCTATTGCTCCAAAAATCCATAGTAAAGGAGCCGATGCAGCAACCAAAGTTATCATAGTAGCCGCCAATTTCTGAACCCATGGAGGTGCTGATGCAATCTTCTCAACTAATTTAGTCAAACCCTCCGCAGACTTGGCAAGAAAATCAATGAAGCCAGAACCAGCGATTGCAACGCGCAACTTAAATAGAGAATTTTCCAGCCTTGCGAAAGTCGCAATATCCGTGTCTATTGAGTCGCCAAGGTTTAAATTGTAGTCTTGCTGCAATTGCTTTGCCAATTTCGGCAATAAATCGCTGGCAACAACTTGGCCTTGCTCCAACATTTTATCCAATTCGGCCGTGGTAATGCCCATGGCTTCGGCGGCTTTTAGGAACGCACCATAAACGCGTTCGCCAAGCTGGCCGCGTAATTCTTCGGCCTGAACCTTGCCTTTCGAAACCATTTGTTCGACCGCCTTTAATGCGCCGTCTAATTGATCCGGTGTCTGTCCTAACGTCACTGAAACCGCGGTAAACGTTTCAAAAATTTCTCGCGCTTGGTCGGATAATTCTGTTCCATTTGTTGCCGCACGGAATTTCAACCAATTTTGCGTCACTTTTACTAAGTTCGCTCCATATCGGTCGGCGCGCTCTTCGGCAAACGCCAATTCATCATTTGCTTCGGACACCGAGCCGGTCACGGCCTTGAACCCTTGCGCCCAACCTTCCGTTTGAAGCGCGGCATCCTTAATTCGCTTTGTGTATAAGAGGGCTAGCCCAGAAGGAATAGCCATTTTGCGCGACAAATCGAAAGCACGATCAGCCGCAGCCCCATAAGCAACAATTTTCTGGGTTAGAGTGGATACTCTTTTCGCCGATTGGTTTAAATTATTCTCAAACCTTTTTAAATTGGCCTCTCCTTTGATTTCATATCCAAGGATTGCAACCAATTCATCAACAATAGCCATTATTCAACTCAATCTTTGGTTTGTTTTTCGCTTAGTGCACCACGAATATCTAAAGCCTCGTGTGCGTCCAAAACATCGGATAGCGTGACCCACTCTTTTAAATCGCGCTGTGTATAAATTGGCGGCTCAGCAATAATAGGCCGCCATAAAAACATGTCAAGATTTGGGGCTATTAACCCCAAATCTTTCTCACTTAGGCTTTGCCCACTGCCTGTATCTTTAGGCCTCCATTGGCCAGGGCGCCGCCTAAAAAATCGCCGAATAATTCATTCAGAACAAAAACCACACATTCCATCAATTCTTTTTCACTGCCGGTAAAAACTTGGTCGATATCGACCTTAGTATAACCACCGGATGACAAAGAAACTTCTGCCACCTCCACAATATCTTTGACCAGAGCGGCCATTGATTCAGGGTCGGAATTTACAAAAATATCTGTAAAAGCAGCCACGGCCGCCTTGTCAGATTCTTTTTTTTGCTCATCTGTCGCACCTTCACCAAAACCGCGAGCAATTGCCGGCAAGCGGGATATACCGCCCCCTAGCAACTTCATTAATCGCGCTTTCAGAACCAGTGATTTAGTAGCCAGTAATGGTTCGACTCTAAAAGTATATTCGCCAATTTGTTTCTCACTCATGTTATGCAGGTCTCCAGTTAGCAGAAGCAAGAACCCATTCACGGACGCTTGCGTTTTCGCCATAATCTTGTGATGGCGGTTGAAAAATCATACACGCGCCTGAATTGCTTCCTTCACCGCCATTCGTGTCTATAACGCTAAAGCCAAAAGGCACCAAAACACCAGAACGTTGAAGTGCCTGTTTTTCCAATAGCTGCCTATTGGTCGCACTTGTATGCTGCAATTTTAATGTAATTGCGGCAGAATTGTCGGCTGTTTGAGAAAAAAGCGCCGAACCATCAGCGCCAATCATCCAATCGCCTTCTGGCCCACGAGCCTCGACTTTAATTGCATCGTCGCCGTCATAAAGACCGACAACGGGCAAACCATCCAAACTGGCTGAAACGCCAAGCATTGAATAAACTGTAATACGTTGTTGCATTTTTAGCCCCCTTAGAAACTAATTGTATAATTAACGGTGGTGTAATGAACCGCTCCAGCATATCGAAATTTTATTTCAATGGCTGGCGCAATTCGCGCTTTTCGTTGTGTTTCAGTCGTCGTAAGAACGTTGGGAACAGTAATCGTTACCGCCGGCAAAAATTCGCCCGTTACTGGGTCAACGTCATCATCAGCAATCAGTCCTGCGTTTTGAGCAATACCAACTACCTGACGAGGAACACTAGCAAGCAACTCCATACCAACATTAGTATATGGAATGCGGTCATTTTTCATAAACAACGCTAGCATTTCTTCTTCGGTTCGCGCAATCAACCAATCAGTAAAATGGATTTCATCTATAAATACGTTAGGGGTTAATGTTGAACCCTCAACCGTCAAGTTTGTGCCGCCAATATCAACGTACATGTTAGCGCAATGACCTGCGGCAACGCTCTGACCAAGATTAGGAGTAAAACCAGTAACCGCTTGAACTTTGGCGCTGCCAATATTCATCGGCGAAATGCCCGGCAATTGCTTAAACTTGCCGGTGTATGCAGAATCAGCATCATCAAAGACACGCGTTCCAAGGCTGGCCATCTTCGCAAACGCTGGGTAAAGATCAACATTGCTATGATAGAAAACACCAGTACGGTCGACAGTGCCTTTATGTCTAGCCGAGAAATTAGTAGTATCGGTAACATCCTCTGTAAGAACGTCATTAGATTCTGGCATGAAAAATTTATTTTGAGTTTGAGTCCAAGAAACAAGCCCGTCTAACATGGCAGTGTCTCGCAAATCAGCCTCAACGCCAAGCCAGTACCACTGATTATCAATATCGGCAATATTGGAAATAGCTTCAGTTAATTTTGCGGCGTCTGTTACTGTTGCTGCGTCATAATAACCCGCCTTTATTTGAATTGGTCGTGGATTTACGCTAAATGCCGCGGTTGCCGCTTTATAGAACTCGCTATTAGTGGCGAAATCAGCCTCGACCTCTTGGATCGATCCGTAGACCCTTGTTAAGTTTGACGCATCCAATACGCCGGCAACCTCAACGGACGTCAGAAACAACGCCACGCCAAAGCCTCGGCGGCTTGGAAAACCGCTATTTCTTGATACGTTGACATTAACAACGCGTGAATATGGAAGTGTCATTTTAGTTTTTCCTCAAGTGTTTAAATTCTGATTGCAGTAATTGGTGCTTCGTCTATCACATCAATTAAGAAACCATCGCGTGTATAACCTCGAATAGTCATCATCACATGTGCGCGCGGCTCGTATTCGTTGTTAATCATTTCCGGCAAATTATTAGGCTTGCCGATGTTGTGAATGGACAAAAGATGACTTAAACCAAGTTGTGGCCCCTCCATCTTTGCGCGCGACCTTATTTGTCGTATTGGACGCATCACATCCTCGCCATTCATTGAATGTATGGAAAAAGTCCATTCCGATTCAATTACCGGAATGGCTTCTATTTGCGGGTTCCCCTCGCTGTTATCGCTGCCTGTTTCGGCGTATTCAATATGCACTGGCAAAAACCTTACATCATCAGGGCCAGATAAAAAATGAACCATCAAATGCTCGTTCGATGGTCTTTTGCCTGATTGATGATCCTTAATGGTTAACAAACCGGTAACCAGGGCGCACCAATCAACGATACGCTCGTGAACTTCTTTTTCGGTTGCTGTTGCATTCATTTAGATTTTAGCTTTCCTAAAACAGCTCTGGTTCGGTTGCCGCCAATAGTTGAAGGTGAAGCCATAATAACTTTGTATTTTCGACCGTCCCTTATGTCCGTCACTTCATCGTCTATCTGGACGGTTGCGCGCGTACCCAGAACCATAACAGCCTCTTCTCGAATACCTTCCTTCATGTCGCGCAAATCTCGACCACTAACCGGCTGTATTTTTCCGCGAATCGTGCTGTTTTTGCGGTTCGGCTCGACATAGTTTCCACGGTCATATTCTGGTTCAATATCTTGGCTTTCAGCGTAGCTAATTGGTATCTCCCAATCACCAAAATCTATTGCAACTCCTAAATCAATCATAGGTCTGATACGTCACTGAGTTTTTAGTTTCGCTCGAATCAATTGTTGGATTACTCGAGCCTTTCTTTTTAATAGTAGATGGCGCATTTGGTGGGCTAGAAATATTCACCATTTCTTTTTGAATATCACCTTGTGCCAACAAACCTAGTTTAGAAATCACTTGGCCCACGTCTTGGATTCCGCGCAATATTGATTGCGACGAGCTTTTCATAGCTGATAAATATTTGCGCCGATTATCTTTAAAAGAATTGACTATAAACGGCCATTCACTTTCTGGGTTCTTTGATGTTCCGAAATGAGTCCAAACCGCTTTATTAAGCACATCTTTGCTTGTTTTACTGGCAGGAAAACCGACTTTAGCTTTAGTGTGGCCAGTAATGCCTTTTGGTAATTTGGTCTTGCCAGGTCGGCGTACCGTGCGCGCGGTAACACTCATACAACCATCATTGACGGCGCATTTCGCCGCAACAATAAATAATATTCTTTACCATATTGGGTTTGCATATAGCCTTGACCAATAGCGCCCAATGTGGAATTTTCTGCAACCTGTTCTTGTTTATCTGAAAACTTGACCCGCACATCCCGATCCTGCATTTCGATAATTGCACCGACAGATTGATTATTAACGGCGCCACCATTCTCTATAGCAAGAGAGCGTTGAGGCTCCCCCTCCAGAGATAAAGTATGCGCCGCTAATAACATTTGAGCTTTCGCCCTGTCTTTCTCAAGCCAACAATCGCCCACAGAAGAAATCGCATCATTCAAAATCATCTGAATTAATGCATCATCCACGCAAGCAAACTCCGGGTAACGGATTGAAAACGTAGATGCCGTGGGCTCTATGTAAGGCATGATTTACTCCAAAACTTCCAATACTTCACATTCACAAAAGCAATCAAATACATAATGGCCTTTGTAATCGTTTTCGAAGTTTTCAACAGCGACTCGACCGCCAGCCGGCACAACAATACCGGTATGCAATTTCAAGTCTTTGTCATGGTGACTTTTAATCACCGTTTTTCCAGCCGAAACGGCTTCCTTCATTTCCTTTTCATCGGCCTTTTCCGCCTTAGCTTTTGCAGCCTTGTCCGCTTTTTCTGCTTTCGCTTTTGCAGCAGCATCGGCTTTAGCGGCAGCTTCCTTTTCAGCCATTTGTTCGGCTTCTAATTCAGCTTTCGCGGCTTCGGCTTTTTTAACTTCATCTGACTTGCTAGCCTCAGCGGCTTTCGCCGCCTTGGCTTGCTCTGCTTTGGCCTTATCGGCCTGTTTTTTACTGTCTGTCATGTGAAACCTCCGGGTTAAATGCCATCAGTGTAACGAGCTTCACGAGGATAACGCCAATCGACGCCAGCTACTCGGAAAATACCCGCAATATCGACACGCAACGGTGAAGCTTGATGAGGTGCCAAAAAGCGATGCGGCATAGGAATGTGCATCTTGACGGTTTGTGGGTTTTTGTTGTAGCTAACCATTCGATTAGTTCCACCAGCTCCGGCTGTCTCTAAACGACGTACAGCGCGAATATCAAGCTGTTGTCCAGACATGGCGGTATAGGTGTTGTTAGCCTTAAGAAAGGCTAGAATAGTCATCTGCGTGTCACCTAAACGATTTGTAGCAAGAAAATCTAGCTTATCGTAAGGAAGCAACAACGTGTTAGCCAGTGCGGTGTAACCAGTATCGTTAGCGATTCCACGAAGAGCAACATTAATATCTTCTAATATTTGATCCTCTGTAGCGGTTGCCCATCCACCAACAGTTGCTCCAACGTCTTGCACAGATGCGGCGTTTAAAAGCCCTTCAGTGCCTTTCTCAACACTACCGAACAATGCTAATTCGTCAACAAACTCTTCGTATGCGCGGCGTGCAGCCATAGCATCATCGTTTTGTAAGTTGACTCCCTGCATGCGAGCGTGCTCGATATCTTCTAGGCCGAAACCGTAGCCGATACCAGCCATAAACACGTCAGTTTCGAACTTCGAGCGCTCAGTGCCGGCCATTGGAATGTCGTCACCATTACCGTTAATAAAGCGCGCTTTACCAAATTGGTCACTTGAATAATATGTGACCGTTTTAGCAAAGGGATGCGCCGAGGTGTCTACTGGAACTAGCCCAGGGTATTGAATTTCAGGCCGTTTAGTTTCATTTACAGCGGTCTCGATGTGAGACGTTTG